CCAAATACTTTTGTATATCTTCTAATAATGTTTCATCTAAAATTTGTTTATTAGCTGATTCATAAATTACTGTATCTACAGTGATTGTACCTACTAAACCTAATTCAATTTTATGTGCAATATTTAAAGCCATACCTGTAATCATCCATTCATCATATAATGAATCTCCTGTAGTACAATTATAAAATCTTACTTTATTAGATAAATTACCATCATATATTACATGACCTGAATAATGATCTACAGCTAAGACTGCACCATTTGTTTCTTCAAGAGTTTGATAATTCCATAACCTAGACATTAATATAGTTGATTTAATGTTTTCTCCATTTTCAAATCTTTCATAAATATCATCATGGGTAATAACTAAATCAGCTAATTCATAATCATTTGTTACAGCTATACCATGTTCCTTTAAAGCAGATTTAATTCTGTCTAATGAAACACTACACTTAGGCAAAACAAAGGCTTTCTTTTTGGTTTTAAAAGTTGTACTATCTTCAGTACTGTCTGTTAATATAGTTTCAATTTTTCTAAATGTTGTTACATCCTGAGTAACTAATACTTCTTCAATCACATTGGATGATAGAACCCCATAATATGGGGCACTATCTAATCCAAAATGATTTAAAGCAGCAGTCTCATATGATTGATAAACTGATTTATTTGCCATTTTATTTCATTGTCATTTTGATGATATCTGGATTCATCATCATTTTGTTAAACTTTTGTTTGTTACCATTAAAAATTGTACGTACAATTAGATACTTAAGATCATTGGTAAAATAGTCTTTGGTACAAAGAGCTATTAATCTATCAGTAACTTTTTGTCCTACAGTATTTTCTTTACTATAAACAACTGAATAGTTAGCTAATCTTGTTGCTAATGTAGCAGCAATATCAGCACGGTATGTATCATCTTTACCAATACAACCTCTTAACTCACCTAAGATATATGATTCATTTTCATGAGTCAATAAGTCTTTAGGTGTTACCAGTTTGTCCAGCTTATTGTTAATAAATGTAGTAAACATAGAAGCAAAAGCATCTCCAACAGAACCTTCACCAATCATTTGAATTAATGATAAGTTTGATTCAAAATTTTCAAAACTAGATATAGCATTGAAAAATGTTGTGATAGATCTTGCATTTGTTTCTAAAGTAACTAATTCAGGGTGTAACAACAAAAAGTTGATACATCTTGAATCAATACCTGCTTCTTCTGCCCATTGTGCCCATACATTAACATCAAACTTAAGGTTTGCTGTAACATATCTGGTCTTTTGTGCAGCATCCACTGAGTTTACCATGTACTCACCATTGTCTGGATTTGCTGTTAGTATGATATGCCAATCTTTTGGTAAAACCCAAGAGATATAGGTTTGTCTATCTATTAACTCCATAACTGCTTGAATAAATCTTGTGTCAGCTCTATTCCAGTCATCTAGTAATAAGATACCACCATCTTTTTTATCAGCAATCCACTCCGGTGGACAATAAGACATCCTGTTCTTACCTGTCATTTTATATCCAGTCTTTAGATATTCTTGAACTGCAAGTTCATCAACCCATAAACCAACTTTTTTAGTAACTCCTGTTTGGATGTTGGCAAGGTCTGATGATGCAGCTGATCTTTGTGCTGCAGTATAGGATAAATCATCTATTTTTGATTCTGAAACTCTTGTCTCTTTATACATTTGAAATTGACGTACTGGGAATCCTACTAAGTCACCCAACTCTTCTATCTGTGCAAGGTTAACCTTAACAAAGTTTAAGTTGTTTTCTTTAGCTAGCTCAACAATGGTAGATGTTTTACCAATTCCTGATTCTCCTAATACTTCTACTGATACAGATTGTTTACCTTGTGCTTGTAAAAATCTATTGTTTGTAATAATGTGATTTACAAACCCTTTTAATTCTGTTACATTTAAATTTACTTGTGCCATTTTTTTTTTTTAATTAATTAATATTTCCAATTATAACCTGACCAGGAAGATCTGGTAAAGAATCTAGTTCCCATAATGCACTATTTAAATACACCATAGTAAGGTATGCAGGATTATCATTTTTAGTATCATCCATATCATAATTACTTTCTAAAAGTTTTATAGCTTCATTAACTAAAGCTTCTATTTTTTCTTTGATTTCTTTTACTTTTTTTTCTTGTGTCATTACATTTCATATGTTATATGATTAATAATTTCATGTTTAGCATCACCATATCCTTGACCATAAGCATCTTCATATACTACAGTTACTTTTTCAAGTATCTCATCTTTTAATTCATTTGTTAATGTTTGAAGTTTTAATTCATTTAACCAATTTTCAAAATCATTCATGTTAATTTTTTTTAAATGTTAATTTATAATTCTGCATCAAATGAACAAGATCCTGTTTCTTGTATGCAATTTAATATTTTTCTCCCTAAAGCATAATCATAGTATTCAAAACATTGTTCTTCTGTTAATTCAGGCAAACCAGCTTGTTCTATGTATGAGTAAAAAGATAACGGAGCATCATCTTCTGTTCTATACAGATCAAAATATATTTTTAATGCTGGTTTATGTCCACCAAATGCATCTTCAATAATTTTTAATCCTTCTTGCAAACCCTCTAAATTATCCCTATCAAAGTAGTATTCTAAATAATTAGGGCTTTGACCTGTTACACCAAATCTATCTGCAGCATCACTACTTTGAATACCAAAAGCAAATTTACCTTCTATGTCACCTGTATAATATCTTCCCATGATTAATTTAGTTTAATAACTTTACCAGGAAGATTCTCATTCATTGCAGAAATACTACTTAATACCCATAAAGCATTGTTTGGACAATCTGATGGAGCACCTGCTTCACCATCTGTTAGATATATTAGTGCTGTATAACACTTCTTTTCATTATAATGATCAATTACAGGTTGAAAACTTGTTCCACCTCTACCGTGTATAGCCCAATCTTTTTTTGGATTAAACTCTTCTACAGAATTAAGTCTTGTATCACATTGTGCAACAGTAATTTTATGTCCTGTTTTATTCATATGATGTAACTCATTGTAAAATTCTTTAAGCTCTGTTGTATTTACAGATCCAGATGTGTCAATACCTACAAGAATATGATTTTTAAATTTAATCTTTAGTCCTGGGTTTTCAGCATATCTTTTATTGTATTTACGTCTTAGCTTTTTAGTATACACTACAGTTGAGTTTCCAACAAATCTTCTTAAGTAAGCTTTCCAATCAAATTTAGCTGGCTCAACATGAAATAACTTTGCAATTAATTCACTTAACTCACCAGGAACATTTCCTTGTTTCTTTTGAGTTTGTTCTGCAGCTTCTTTTAACTGATGGTCTATTTGTTTTTGAACAAGTTTTTTATCAGCTTCAGGTAAATCATCAAATTCTTTCCATGTACTATGGCAATACTCTGATTCACCATCCATTTGATCCAATAATGAATCTAATGAAGGAGATGTTCCATCTTGTTTGGCTTGTTCTAATAAATCATAATAGACTTTTGTTCCTGCTTTTGTAGGAAGATTTAATTCAGGAAAACTACTTAGTAATAATCCACCATCTGGTAGCATGTTTGAACTAATATATTGATTGATTTCTAGATCTGCAGCTATATTAAATAACTTGTGATCAGAATACAAATCTCTCAATAACAAATGTCCAAATGCTATATGTAACAATTCATGCTTAATCAATCCAACTCTATGTAATTCACTTAAGTCAGTGAAGAAGTTAGGGTTAATTGTTAACTGCATACCAATTCCGTGTTTGCTTACACCTGCTGTAGGTATACGGTCACTAAATTGTTTGTTTATACCAATTAAAAAAAGCCCGTAAAAGGGCTCATCTAAAATTAAAGTTTTGGTGGTTCTTGCAACACCATCTTGTATATTTATCATTTCTGTGGATATAATATTTTTAATAATACTTTTTTGTAAATAACATAGTCTCCTACATCTTTTATAGCAGAATTAATGTTTTTACTTATTAATTCTTCAGGTTTATAACTTTTACCAATAGCTTTAACAAAACGCATTCTCTTTTCAAACAACATTGATTTAGTAAATAATAAATTTAAAATATCTCTGTCATCAAAATCTAAGTTTTTGTAATTTTCTAAAGCTAATTCAAAGTCTTCATCTAAACCTACAAGCATTTCACGTAATGAAAAAAACTCTTTAATTGTTATTCTTGCCATCTGGTAAAATTTCTATAATTACTCCAGGATTAACTTTGTCATATTTGTACTTTACAAATACAGGTAATATACAATCAGCATTATCATCTTCAATCCAACCAAATGTTACCATATCATCTTGCACTGTTTGTGCTGGATTGATATAATCAAATTTATGTTTAGTGCCTCTGATAAATGTGAACTGTATGTTTACTGGTTGTTGATGTTTGGCTAATTCAGCTTTAAAATCATCTGCATATTTTGCATAATAATCTTTAGCTACTTTTCTATAGTTTACAACAGTTTTACTTGCTATAAAATATTTACCAGTCCATCTTCTACCATTTTTACTACTTGGGACTGAGCCCGGTATGAACCATTTCATTTTTTTATCTGTTTAAAATTTCTTTAAGTAAAGGCTTTAATGTTTGATGTACAATATCAAAACCATGTTCACGCATAGAATCACTAATGTCTTTAGATAAAGGCAATGCAAAACCATCCAGATTATATAAGGTTTTATACTTATCAATTGCTAGACTACCTGCAGCATCATTATCAAAGAATGTGACTACCTTTTTATATTTCTTTTTTAGGTGCTCAATAACATGGGGTTTTATTATTGTATTCTCACTTTCTGGTGCTAATACTTCAATGTTATAACCAATACTTTTAAGGCACAGGGCATCTTTTAATGATGAACAAATTACTAAATAAGGTTCAGTGTAAGTTAATTGATCAAATCCTTGAAGATATGATTTTACTTTGTGGAATTTGTGTTTACTTGATGGTTGATATATTTTATACAACTCACCACTTTTATCAAAATATCCATAAATAGAATGTCCTTCAATCTTTAATTTCTTTACTTCATCTTCTTCTTGTTTAATTAAATTGTAATACTCAATTGGTTTTACATTATATTCTTTTAGTAGGTTAGAACCTATCCTAAAGTTTAACCAATATCTACCATCATTTTCAGTCCATTGTCTTGTGTTAACAAAATCAATTTCCCATTTTGCATGAACTTTAAAAGATACTTGCTCAAAATCAGTTGTTTTAACATAAGAGTTGTAATCCTCTACTATTTTTCTAACAGCATCTCTATATTCTAAATCAAACATGAGTTTAACTAAGTCTATTTTGTTACCATTTTTACCAGTTGAAAAGTCCTTGAATTTATATACATTCATAGATTTATCTACATATATACAAAAGCTTGGAGTTTTATCATTAGGATTAAAGATTGATTTAATCTTTACATCCTGACCTGTTAAGGGTTCTGATAAATTTAAATAATATTGAAATACCCAATAGCTTGGAATATCTGTTTCTTCTAATACTAAATTTTTTGTGTTAAACATATTAAGAATATAAAAAAAAATGGGACTGACATATTTCAGCCAGTCCCATTTTAGTTAGTTATTATAAATCAAAATCCTCACCAGAAGCAGATGAACTAGGTTCAAACTGATTTGTTGTTGGTGAATTTTTCTTCTCTATTTTTCTTAGGTGATTAGGATTATTGCTATCAAAAATCAATAATTTTGATTTTTCAACATTCAATGCTTCTACTGGTACACCTTCTTTACTGATTTTAGGTAAATAAAGATCATTATTTATATAACCTTCAGTATTTTCCCACTCACGTGCACCAAGACACATGTTTACATATGTTGGACCTGATAACAATTTATCACATTTTAACATCCAATCTTCAATTGTGCTAGCTTGAATAGCATCTAATCCAGCTCTTTTATCTAAAGCTTCAGCTAAAAATATCATTGCTTTCATAACTTCAGTATCTCTACTGATTTCTTTTCCACTTGGTAATGTAGTGTCTTTGTATGGATACGGTGAATATCTCACTCTTCCTACTTGTCCTTCATAACGTGCACCATCAGATTTGTTCATATCCTTCAAAAATCCTTGAAAATCTCCTGTTACTGGCTCTGATTCTATATGCAACATAATGTTGTATGCATTAGCATCATAAGGAGTTTTATCAAAACTGATTGAATTAATTTTTACTTTGTGATTTCCTGTTCCAATTACTGGTTTTTCTTTGCCTGAAGCGGCTGACATGTCTTTAGTACTTAACATAATTTTTTCTTTTAATTAATTAATTTTTGTTTATTATTCTTCATATTTCTTAATGCAATCCTTTACAAACTGCAGGTTGTTTGGGATGAAGTTTTCCTCAAACATTCCTTGGGGTGATTTACATGTGTTCTCTCCACTGTTTTGTGTTTCAAAACCATAGGTGAGTTCACCATCATCATTTTTACTAACTTTACCAAATAAAACAATTGAAAATAGGCCTTCCAATGTCAATGCATTATCAATCATTTTACCAATTGTTTTTGCCTTGATTTTTCTATTCCCATTAATATCAGTTGAATCTTCTGAATGAGTCAAAAAGAATACAGTAAGATCATCTCTCAAATCTTTAGGTAGTTTAGCTACTTGAGCTAAGTTTGCTGCAATTTGAGTAAATTTCTCATAACCCTTTTCATTTGCTCTATCAAAATATTCAAAAGAACTCATATACTGCCAGTCATCTACAACCAAAGTCTTGATGTGTGGCATTTTTTCATTAACATGCATAATTGCTTTAATAACTCCTGCTGCAGAAGATGATGATGCTAAATTACCTTTTGGATTATCTTTTGAAATTGATGTATACATTCCTTTCCAACCTTTAAAAGGTAGTGGTTTGTTTGCAATGTTAATTACAAAAGTTTCATCAGGATTTAGATGTCTGATTGCTGTTGATTTGCCTGTACCTGAGTCAGCAATGATTAATACACTTTGTGCCATATTTATTTATAATTTTTATTAAGGATACTATTTAATGTTAACTGAATTGTCTTAAGTGTTTTATTGATTTCAACTAAAGCATCAACTAAACCTGGTGTTTCTTTGTCATCTGGATCTGGTATATCTGGATTTGCAAAGTCATGGATTAATTTACCTCTACTTGTTACATCATTTATAATCTTTAATTCATTAACTGGGATTATGTGTCTAATAAATCCAGTACTTGATTCAATTAATTCATACTCTTCTTTCCAATGAGGATTGTGTTTATGAAGATATAGAGTTCTTTTTGGATCTTCTGTATCATAACCTATACTTACAAATTCAGTATAGATATCTTCATTCTTTTCAAATTCACTTGGGAAGAAACTAACATATAGTTCATCTTTTCCAGTTGGCCTGTATGCCATCTTAGGTATGTATAATGCATTGATTAGTCCATTAGTTTGGAAGTAATCTTCATGCTCTTCTCTTAAGGCGTTAACCTTGGTCTTACGTTCTTCTGGTGTTATTGCCATTTCATTTGTTTTATTTGTTTTATTTAAATTTTTAGTACTTATCATGATTTTATAATATTACTGTTATCTTTTTTCTTGAAGTCCTGGTGTTTCCATCTCTTCAATTTGCATTGATGCAAACTTAGCTTTAAAGAAACTCATTCCAGTATCACCATTTCTTGCTTTAAGAAAATGTAATACTATGGTTTTGTCATCTTCAATGATAAATCTATCAGGACCATAAAATCTAATCTTTTGTTTTGCTGGTCTGTTAATACCAATTAAAGTATCAGCATGTTGTAACATTGCATCTGAACCAAATATGTCTGACTCAAGAATATAATTGCCATACTTACCATCTATTGCTCTTTCAGGATTATCAATATTCCTATTAAGTTGAGATAAAGCAATAAATAAACAAGGATAGTCACGTTTACATTGTGTAAAGAACTCACCCAATTCAAATAACATATCTAATGTATTGTTTTGATAAGGTGCTCTTTTAACTAACATAGTGTGATCCAAAGTAATTATTGTTTTTATTCCCTTGTGTTGATTCATGTACATATCAATTTGCTCACGCATTTGATTTACAGTCATAGGAGTACTAATAATATCTACAGGATGCTTTATTCTTTCTTTAGCATATTGATGACAAGTATTAAGTGTGTCAGCAGTAATTAAACTTCCTGCACTACATAACTGTTTATAAGTTTTGCCAGTTACTGAAGAAAATTCTCTAATTGCTGAGGTTCTACCAACCATCTCATATTGAAACTCTAATACTCTAAATGAGTCATTAGGATTTAATGCAAAAGATTCTCTAATAATTTGATCTTTGATTAATGTTTTACCTGAACCAGGTCTTCCACCAATAACAGTTAATGTATTCCACTCTAAACCATCAGTTGTAGCTTCATTAAATTTTGGCCATGGTGTA